GATCCTGTGATGGTTGTGCCAGAAATACCTCCAGTTGCAGTAAAACTACCTCTTACAGTTCCACCTGAAGGACTATCGATAACATTGGAATTTACCTGAACGGCATTGCCCATGTAACCATGATTTGTACATTGGTAGTGCAATACTGTTGGTGTTGTATCAGTGACTGCAATTTCAGTGTATGCACCTGAACTACCAGCGGTGCCATTCGTTGTTATATTAGTCGTATATGAAGTAGCTTTCGCAGCATCATAATAAAAACGAAGTGGATGACCACCGTTGGAACTATCACTTTGATCGAAACGATATGTTCTACCAGGCGTGAGTGTTAAGAATGGAGATTGAACATCATTTAAGTTATATCCTAAACTACTACCTTGACCATAATATCTGTGTTCACCGTCTATCTTAGTTGCAACCTTAACTGTGATAGTTATCGTTGATGCATGGGGCGCTATTAAGTGACTATATCCTGAGAACTGTGCGGCAGTTGTAACACCAGACGCATTAATTTCATTGAATACTGATGTTCCTGTTGTGCTAATGCCAGCTATGGCGCCACTTGCATCTGCACCAATAAATTTACCACTTGAGTCATCATACTTTAAAAACTTACCATCTACCTTTGCACTATCTTCATCAACATCATCAAGTTTTAAAAGATTAACTTCACCAGATCCTGGCCCATGTGCAAGAACTTTATATAATATATCTCTTACTTGTTTGATTTCTCCCTTGAGATCATCAATACTTTTTTCATCTGAATTTTCAATCTCCTCTTTAATATTTGTCTCTTCAATAAACTTGATTGCATTTGCAACAGTGTCACTTATTTCTGGTGTTTTAATTGGTTCTGGTTTGATTATATCTACTGCATCAACTTCGGTAAATTTAATGTCATCACCGTTATTCCAATCTTGGACAATTAGGGGATCTTCCTCCTCTAATTTTGATACGTCAAAATTTTCAGGCACTCCAACGGTTACGGCTGGTTCTGTAATATCTTTAACTTCTTTTGGATTTTCAATTACATCTATTATTGAATCTAGTTGTTCGATTAATTTTTCTTCTTTTTTCTTTTGTTTCTTTTCGTTTACTTTTGCCTCTTTAATTCCACTGAAGACAGTCGAAGTTAAGGCATCAAGATTGATGTCTGCTTCTTTGAGTAAGTTATCAAACTCCTCTTCTTTTTCTTTTTTTGCCTTTCCGAGAAGACTAAAAAATTCTGTGAGTTCTGGTGATTTCATTTATCATCTTCTTTTTGTTTCTTAATTAATTTTGATAACTCTGCAGTAGAACCAACGAATAATGCATTGGTTACATTTGTAGGGCCTTTGTTTGGATCTTGTTCAAGATCTTTCATTTTTTGTTGAAGATCAATAAGTTTATCTGTAGTATCTGCGACTGCTTTAATTGTTGTTGCAGCAACCTCATATGCTCGTGCAGAATCAGACTCTTGTGCTAATTCTAATATACCATTTACTGCTTCTTGTCCCTTTTCAACTAACGAGTATAACTGAGCACGACTATATGAATAGTCTTTTTCAGAATCGTTTTCACCTGTTTTCTGAAGTTGATTCTTTCGAGGTTCATCATCAACAGTTCCAAGAACCTCGGTATCAACGTTAAGTGCTTCCTCGATTGAATCAAAATTTTTCATAACTCTCCTAAATGTCTATACCTTGAGATGGACTAAACTCCTTTCCATCACTAAAGAATGATGAAGTTTCATTGAATCCAAAATCATCACCAAATTCGATTTGTGCATCATCAGCAGTGCTGAGAACACCAATCTTCGCATTATGTTCATGTTTCGCAGCAATAGTATTATCATAGGATCTGTACACCGTGATATTTTGTCCACTGATACTTCTGATGAACATAATCTCAGAATCAATAATGATTCGATTATTTGCAGCTAAATCAGTTGTACTGCTGACCTTGAAGGTTGTGACCTTCTCAGAAATTGCCCCATTGACAACGGTTGCCTCGTCTCCATCATAATTTTGCTTCGCAGCTGGTGTTGCACTGTATCTAATATTACGTTTTGCAGTCTTGAAGTTTTCACTTGCATAGTAATCAACATCAACTTTTTTGATAAGACCTTCTGGATTGTCTGCGACAGGGCCAAAGAGGTAAGTTTTTGCAGTAAATGATAAAGTGTAAACTATGATTCTACGAGTATCAAATCCACCCTCATACTGATCACTATAATTTATGCTCTCTAAAACAATTGGAATATCTTTCTTCTCGCCGATTGAATCAATTAAATTTACTGTAATATTAAACGATGGTTGAAAATAAGGAATGATTTGTTCTAATATCTGTAATGCATCATCACTCAATTTGGACATGATGCTGAGTTCAAATCCAACATTATATGGAACAGGCATATAAACCTTTCTTGCATTTGTTCCATTTTTTGCAAGAAAAGTTTGTGCGATTCCAGTTTTACGACTTGGATCATATTGCAATCCCTGCATCTCAAAAGAAATTCTTGGAAGAGTGATTGCAATCTCTCTTTCTAGATCTGGTTGTTGTTGAATTCTTGCCAAAAACTTTTGCATTGGCCCATAAGCCAAAGGAACTTTCATGACACTAAAATTCGTCCCACTCGCATCCTTGTGTCGAATGTTAATATTATTAAAGAGAGTACCGAAACCGATAACCGTCTTTCTTAATATTTCATGATAGAAATAAGTACCTAACATATCAAAGCTTTCTAACTATTTAGAATGTTCCGAAAGGATTGCCTTCAGAGAAGTCCAGAATTGCATCCGCCTCGGATTCAAAGTTTGCGTTATCGTTATATTGATTTGCTTGAAACTCATCATTTGGATAACTATTTGGTTGATCATAACTTACAGATTCAATCACATATTCTGCACCAGATTCAAGTCCTTTGATCTTTTCACCAACTTGGAATTGCATCGCAGTAAGCATACTAACATCAAGAGTTCTGGAACTTGCATCCCATACTTTAACTCTTGCAGTTTCAGCAGAACTTGAAGACACCTGAACTGTTTCATTAAAGATGTAATTACCATCTGCAACGGTTGATGCAACACCAATTGAAATTGTTGGTGCAGCAGTATATCCAGTACCAGCATTACTGATTCTGATAGATCTGATTGTTCCTCCAACCATTACAGCTTCCGCAGTTGCATTTACTCCACCCTCAGGCGCAGTTCCAATCGCAACGTTTGGAGTTGTGGTGTAACCTGATCCGCCACTGGTTATCGTAACAATACCTATTGAACCCTGTGTAGACACGCCAGCAGTCGCTATACCCGTGCCTGGCACGGTTACAGTGGGTATTCCGACATATCCACTGCCAGGATTGATTAAAAGAATTCTATCGATAGATTTAGCAGTTGCGATACCAGATCTCTCTGTCATGATTGCAACAGCAGTTGCATCATTGCCGACTGATGTGGTGATTCCAATTGTGGGTGCAGCAGCATATCCAAATCCATCATTCTGCAAGAATATTTTTTGAACCGCACCAAAAGCTAATGTTGTGATTGCAGTTGCAGTGCTACCAATACCAGAGAGAATTAATCTTGCAGAGTAACCATCTGTTTGAACGACCTTATCAATGGCTTCAACATTTGTATCAATAACTTCATCTTCGTATTCAAAGAGTTCGCATGTAAGTTGATACGTGTAATTTTTTCTTAACTGATAAAGTGGTTTTTCAAATTCAACATATTTAATTTCAAATAATTTTTTACCTAGAGGTGCAAATATCAAATCACCTTCTCTTGGTCGATTTGATACTTCATAATCATCTTCTTGTTGTTCCAAAAAAGGTGCAACCGACTCTTCAAATCTTTCTCTTGAGATTACAAATGTTGCCTCACTAGTGACACGAATACCAAATTTTGTCAATATATCTCCCTGTCCAGCATACCCATCAACGTTCATGAGATATGCCTCAAGAGGAAATGCCTGATCAAATCTTGATTCAGTCACCTCTCTCATAATTGTTCTGGAGGTCAATAGTTTTCTAGGAATGTAATGACATTCCTGTCCGTACATTCTTAATTGTTCATTAATTAAGTCTTGTACTAAACCTTGTTCTCCTTGAGAACCCTGTAGGAAAAACGGATTTAACATTATCCAATCATATCTAATGGAGGCATTTCATAATCACTAGACATCTTAGCTCTGATTTCATCTAACTCTTTTACACCATCATCATATATTTGACGACCATTAAGTTGAATACCACCAGGCAATTGAACCCCTTGGAATTTAATTAAATTTTGACCCCACTGTTTCTTACATAATGCAGTAAAATATCTCTTCAAGAATGGATCATTATACACTCTTGTAAAATCATCTGGATCTAAAATTCTGAAACAATCAATTACAAAATGATCATCCACGTTTAAAACGCCAAAATCAGCATCGATATATAAACGATCTTGACGAATATTAAATCGATATCTCATATCAGGATTTAACAAGAACGTTATATCCTCAAGATAAGTTTGAACCATTGAATATTGAAGAAGATCAACTGATCCAAACTGATATAAATCGTTTAAAAATAGTTGATATCGAATATTAAATAATCCATCATAAACCGTATCAGATCTAATTTTAAATATTTGATTAACTCCGATTACAGATGGAGGCATCTGTATGTAGTTTTGATTTTCTTCAAGAGTGAAAGTGGTTGATAATCCAACTGTTGATGTTGTAGTGGTTGTAGTAATTCCAGCTGATGTATCTCCTCCTCTTGCTTGACCTCTATCGATATCTATTTGTTTAATTTTATATTTCAAATACATTCTTGTGATGCCATCATAATGTCTCTCTTGATACACTTGAACAGCATCATCTAACAGATCAGAAAATTGTTCATCTGCAACGTTAATTTCTAAGACAGGAAAACCAAGCTGTCTTTTTGCGTAATCTATTAAACCTTGTCTTGAACTTGGTTGAGCCATTCTTCACCTCTAAGTTGAAATACCTGTTCTGACAAGCACGTTACCTTCCATAATTTTAAAGAAAGTAGATCCAGAACTCACGTTTACATCATACAGATATCTACCCTCAGATAAACTTCTAGTCACTGTTGATCCCAAAGATAGAGTTACTTTTCCATCTGTGGTTCCAAGTGTTACACCAAAAGTATTTGCAGTTCCAATCGCAGATTTTTTAATATTACTTCTTCCAGTATAATTAGTAAAATTGATACTTGAACCAGCAGAAGTTTTAACTGTGAAGGTTGTATTAAAATCAGCACCAGAAAATATGGTTAGATTTACACCCATTGGAACGGCAACATCTGGATCAAATGTGATTACCTGTTGTGCCATTTTTCTAATTATTTAGTTTTTGAACAAGAGTAGATAAAAGACCTTTAATTTCACCCAATTCACCTTTTACATTATCAAGATCCTCTTTCATTTGATTTAGTTCACTATCTTTATTTTCCATAACTTTTTTTCTTTGCATGTAAACAAGATAAGCTTTCTTATCTCGATTAACAATCGCTGTTGAGTCCTCATCTCGATAGAGACCAGACTTACCTTCAACTGGAACGTAATTAGTCATGCTATGCTAACGCAATTGCTCTAAGATCTTTTATAAGTGGTGGTTGTGCCTGATTTGTTCCAACCATGTCAATCTTGATTTGGAACTTGGTAAATGGTGGCAATTCATCAATTGAGAAAGTGTAATCTTTAAATTCTGAACCAATCGAAGGTGTTACTAGATCATCTGGTTTTCCGTTATTATTTGATTTGTTAATGATCTTACCGAATTGATTCAAATTATCAAAGCCTGGGAAGAGTTCAAAATCTCTTTGCATACTATCTTCATTTGATCCCTCAGCAATTGTTTTAAAGAACACACGAATATCAGATCCGTTCCTTCGATATGAAGCAAATTGAACTGAGATACTCGTTGCTGGATTATCTAATCTTACGAGATTAGAAACATAAGATGATCCAACTGGATCTTGACCAGTTTTATTAACTCTAGAATCAGTTGCAAAATTAGAAACTGGATTGTTTAATCTATTTGAAGTTAATATCATAGCAACTCGATCTAAATCAACAACGGGTGATACGTTGCTGTTAACACTTGTCATTAATACTTCAAGTGTCATTGACTTATTGCCAGGAAGATCATCTAGTTGTTGATCTTCATTTACCTTGGATGCGATCATTCGAGGTGTCTCAAAATTATTCTGATTATCGATTGAGATAGACTCAAATCCTTGATCTACAAATGATGTTTCATTGCCACCAATACTTGTTGCAGATATGGTTCTAACTCTAGTACCAATATTAGTTCCGTTTGGTGTTATAGTTTCAATATTTGGTGTGAGTGTTTCAAACTGTATATTTTGTGATGCAGTTATATTTGATCCACCACCACGTTTTGTTGCTGAGAAGAAACGATTAGGTAATGATCCACCATTTCGATCTTCACCATTAGAATCCATATCAACTTTAATATGATAGAAGTCTAAATCTTTATCATTTGGAACAGTTGATGCTGGACTATTCATATTGTGAGTTTTATTAATTCTTCTGAGAGAAACTCCAGAGAACTCATACTTCTTAATCTCATCACCAGATGAATGACTTGACTTGATTGTGTTATCAATACCTCTGGTTGTTATACCTGTAATAGATCCAGCTGCAACTCCTGTGTAAGATATAATTTCATTTCCAAGAAGTGCATATCCAAAGTTTGTTGTTCCAACACCCACACCCTCAAATGTTGCAAAATTGGATGATGAAGTTACAGGAATATCTGTCGAAGAATTATTTGCATAATCAGCTGTGAGTTTTGTTGATGGAACATCGGATGCAACTCCATCAATCTTAACTAAGTTATTAAAGGAGTGCATTCCATGAGCACGATGATCAACTTTAAAGTGTAATCCATCATTAGTTTGATCTATATCAATTGATGCAATCGTAGATCCACTTCCAACGGTCTTTCCATCAACTCCAATTACTGTTGATCCATTATTGTATCCGATTGTTCCTATACCTGTTACAAAAGATCCTTGAATATTATCAATCACCAAACTATTAGTTGCGGTAATCAATCCAACGGAAAGGACAGCACCACTACCATTTCCAAGACCTAATGTTCCAATTCCAAGAGTGTCACCGACTGCATAATTTTTACCACCATTTGTAAAGGTAACAACGCCAATGACTCCATTCTCAACACGAACGTTACCAACTATTCCACTTCCCTCTCCTGTCTGAGTTACCATTGGAACATCAGTGTATAAGAAGTGACCACTAGCAGGAGTATATCCAACGCCAGGATTTACGATAGTGACATCATTTGATCCATTAATTGTTGCAATACCAGCAGTATTAATGAGAGTTGCAGATGCGTTTAAATTATCAAATTGACTAATCTTAACGCCAGGAACCAATCCAGCAGCAGGGGTCGTTGATAATGCAGTTGATAATCCAACAATAGCTTTTCTAGATAAAGTTTGAATTGAATTATTTGGTAATTTGATAATTCCAGTATTACCCTCTTTTAATTCTGGACTGAAAAATCTACCTACGCCTGGACTTGTGTTAAACACAGCTCTACGAATATTGAATTTCAAGTCCTCAAATTGACTTGCATCCCAAGTCACACCATTTTGAGATTTAAATAAAGATCCTAAGTATGGTTGTTGACTAATAATGACTTGTTGTTCATCAGGTAATCCAACAGTGGATATATCCACTTCACCCATTCTTGATATCCAAGCATTATAATTTTCTGAAGCAGATATCAGAACAAGAGCATATCTTGTTTGACCTTCCAAGTAAACTGGTGAATCAAATGTAAATCTAGTTGGTGCTGATGCATCTTCAGATACATTTACCTGTGATGGATCTCTAACAACAACACTAAACGGTAATATTACTGATGTGGGTAATCCAGTCTCAACAGTTCTAATCTGTAGAGTAACAGGTAGTTCATCATCTTTAGTTTGGAAGAAGCAATCAACTGATGTAATGAAAATACCACTACTATCATTAACAGTAAATGTTTGTGCTAATGGATCATCATCTTCCCAGATGAAAACTGGAACCTCAACAATTCTTTCAACTTCAACAATTCGGTCTACAAATACTTCAACAGGTCGATCTACAAATATAGTTTGAACTACAGGTTCTCCAGGCACTGTAATAACTTCGGGAGGCAATGTTATGAACTCAACTTGTCTATCAATAACAGTTTCAATTTGAACATCAACCACCGTTTCAACCACCGTTTGAACATCAACCACTGTTTCAACTAAATTTCTGATACCCGTAACTGCTTGGTTGGTAGAAACTTGTCGTGTAATTCTATCATTGATAATTCTTTGTTCATCAACATTCAATCTTTCAATTTGTGGGACTCTAGTGCTTAAAATAGTTTCTTGATTTGTATCTAATGCACCAGAAGCTGCAAAGTTTGCCTCAGCTGCTCCTGTGACAGTTCCTCCAAGTCTTGAGTTTATTGGACTTGTAGTTAGTCTAATTGTCTTCGTACCAGTTTCAAATCTAGGATTAGCATCAATATTTGGATCTGGTATGTTAAAACAAGCATCTAATGATCCAATAGAATCAGATATTAACCTGACATCTGTAACTGTTGCTTCTGCACCACTTGTCTCTCCAACTAACTGCATATTGTTTTTAACATGACCAAAGAAACTACCCTCAACTTGAGTTGCAAGACTAAAGGTATCAACATTCAAAAGAGTTGTGGATGTTGAATAATCAGCTGGAACACCAGCACCTGGCACATAAGGATTTAATTCTAATGTTTTTGTTGGTGCGTTAAATGGCCCTTCTTTATGATTTGATGCTGCAAGTCTGAATATGAATGTATTATCACTTGATCTGACAGTTTCACCAGCAGTAAATACACCTGAAGTCATGTTTACTTCAAGTAATTTTGGTGTAGTAAATAGTGTAACGTCAATATTATCAAAGAAAGCATAGAAACGTGTTCTAGGTTTCATGCGACTGGTGATAATTTCAACATTCCTATTCCTCATGAAAGGAATAATATCACGACTTATAACCTTGTCTCCTAGTGATGTTGATGTAACAACTGGAGTGACTTGGAATTGAATGCCTTCTCTTGATTGTACCGTTCCTACTTCTACATCTTGGAATGTTGTATTAGTAAGAATCGCAGCATCAGTGATAATACCACCACCATCTGCAAGAGATCCACCACTCTGAGCTGGAGGAATAGTGTTTGTTATATTTTGATCTGTAGCTATAGCATTAGCTTCATCAGCAGTTATTGTGCCTAAGGCCTCACGATCAGTTTCAGTCCATGTGTCTAGAACTGTTTCACCAACGAAATCTGTTTGCCATGCACCAAAATCAGGTTCACTAAATCCAGTCTGAACATCAATACCAAATTCAGCAACCGCTTGATCAAATGCTGCTGTTTCTTCAATTACATTTGCATCAACTCTTCTTGTATCTACCCAAGTATCAGAATCTGGATTTAATATAATATCTCCTTGATAGAATACAATTAGATATGGGTTAACATTTTCAACTCTTGATGCGTATGGTTGTGTAATGTAATCGGTTTCCTCATAATTTAATGTTAAAAGTCTACCTGTTTTCCTAATATTTTGTCCATCAATATCAGTTAAGAAATTAATATCCAATGTTGGATTTGCAGTTTGTCCTATACCAATATAAGATCTAGAACCAACAATAAAATCTAAACAAGTTGTAAAATGTCCTGGCCTTAGATATCCATTCTTAGCATCAATACTTGCAGAAAAATCTGGATGACCTATTTGATGAGCCTCATGTTTTTTGAAATTATCTACAAAGAATCCTGACTTGAATCTATTTAAACCATTAGCATCTGTAATTTGTAAGTTTGCAGTGTCTTGTTCAAGAAGAGAGAGTGCAGTATAATACTCAACCTGTTCAAGCCTTTTTTCCAATCTTCCAATATCAGCCATTGTGAAACGTTTATGTTTCGTTCTCACAATTTTAACCTTATTGACATCTCTTAAAAATGCAGGTATTGAAATAGTTGCAACATCTATTGCATCACTAATCGGTTGTGGTGGTTTTGGATCATCAGAAGCAACACCTCTTAGATAAGTGAATTGACCATCTTTAGTGACAAATAATTTATCCTTTCTAGGTAAGAAATAATCATAACTTACAACTATATTTTCATCTGGAACTAGAGGATCTGGAATGTTATTTTCTTGTGACGCAAAAGTTCTAGATGCAAAATCAAATGGAGATATAGTCGATGATAAATTATATCCAGCAACTCTAGGTCGAATATCAATTAGATCACTTGTTATAAGACCAAATGTTGTGTCATTAGGTATTAATTTTTCTGATCCACTTGGATAACTTGATGCGGTAAAGAAATCACCAACATCATCTGATGTTACAAAGAAATTCTTAAATACTATTTTTAATCTATTTGTTGGAACTCCAAAATTTCTTTTTCTTTGAATAAAGGAGAAATCATAGTAAGTTGGTTTAATATTTGTGGTCAACGAGAATTGATTTGTAATATTACGATCACCTTCAGTAGTTGCAGTCACTGAAGCAGTAACTCCTGATTTTTCTGTTTTAACTTTTTCACCAACATCAAAAGTATTTTGATTTAAAAGAACAATTCCTAACGTAGTTACATTTGGTTTTTCAACGACTAATCCAACTGCATTACTTGCTAATCCAGTTATTTTTTCTCCGATTATTAAATCTGAATTATTTCCTGTAGGGCCATCATAAGCAGTCAACGTTAACGCTGGAAGATCAGGATCTCCAGCATCATTTGATTCAATAACCGCAAGTAACTGACAAGCATCAGGAACGTTTAATGATATTTTATCATCTTGGACTCTAGTTCCAAATACATCACTCGTTGTTAGACCATCATTTAACGTATTTGTTCCAATACCAGAAGCTGATAGAGATGATCTACTGACAACTAATACATTAGCATCCTCTAATTTTTTCTGTTTGGTTTTAAGTTTTGACTTGAGAACAGTTGCAAATAGATTTGCTTTTCCTGATGTCTTACTTAAAGCTGCAAATGTAACTGTTTTCTTATCAGCAGCGATAGTAATTTGACTTTCTTTTAATGGTTCAACTGATCCATCATCATATGATATGAAATATCTCTCTTCATCAAATGGTTGGAAGAATAAATCTGCACCAGCGTTAGGTGATGTAAACTGATTATTTGCAACCGTAATATCACTAAATTGTTTTCTTAATTGAACTGTCGTGTTTGTGATATCAAGACTTTCAAGATTTCTACGACTTACAGGTGTAACAAGACTATTTGATCCCACTCTGAAGGAGGGTGATCGAAGAATAATGTCATTTACATCAATTGAGCCTGGAATTAAACCATTAGAAACTCCACCATTACATACACCAGTTACAGATGTAACACCAACAACATTAATTGTATCTCCGTCGGTTGAAACTCCTGTAATTCTATTGAAACGAGGAACAGTTTCACCAGGCACAGTGTAACTTACAATATTATTGGATGTAATAATACCAGCAAAGTTCTGTCCAGTTGCAGTAATAACACCAGCATTTCCAGATGTGTTACTTAATCTAAAATTACCTGATATAAGATTGCTAAGTCTAGTGCCTCTATTAAGTAGAACATCAGCTTCAAATGTGGAAATACCGACTGCACTCTTTAAAGATTTAACATCATTAAATGTAAAATTGTCAACTTTAGTAAGCACTCTTCCATTTTGAACACCATTAATTAATATTGATTCATCTTTTAAAAATGTGCCATTAACATCAATTAAACTTAAATCAGTTACATTTGTGCCAGCAGTTCTAACAAATCCTGTTGCACCACTTCTTGCACCTTGAATATGAGTTCCAAGTGTCACAGAAGTAATTGCAGTTCCAACCTTAACATTTGTAAATGTTTTTACATCAAATAAACGAGTTTCATATTGAGTGGTTTCATTTACAAAACTTCCAGATTGTGCCTTAAAATCATACAATCTTGCAAGTCCAATTTCAGCACCACTACCACCTCTTCTTTTATCAAGTAGTGCCACAGTTGCAGTGGTTCCGATTCCTAAACTTGGAGATCCAAATATGTTATTTACAAATAAGGGATCACCTGTTCTATAAGTTACAGCTTCCTGTTCAATTGTTTTTGTAGTTCTTGGTTTTGGAACATCAACAAAAGCACTTGCAATTCTCTCAACTTTATATCCCTTTACATATGCCACGCCAGGTGATATTTGAACTGCAAGTAAATCATCTGATGGATCATTACCTTGAGCAGTTTTTTGTTCTGATGTATAAACTCCTTTATTTCCAATTTGATCATTTAATGATTCTTTTACAAATACCTCAAAAGGTTTAACGTAATAATTTCCAGATTCTTCAAATGTTCTTGAAGCTAAAGTATCATTAATTAAATTATATTGAGTATCCTCTACAAATGTCTGTAATTCACCTTGTTCAACTCTGGCAATTTCTATGAAATTTTGATCATTTGTATCACTAAGTTGTTTTTTTCTTAACTCAATTCTAATTCTAAGACGATCTGCGCCAGGCGCTGCAAAGTTTGTAAATCCAGATGCATTATCATTTAATGATGGATCTTCATCAGCACTAACAAAATCCTCTACAACATTAAATCCGATACGGTATGATGGAGCATTATTATATTGATCAAGAATTAAAGTTTGACTTTGAATTTGAGCAAAAGCTCCACGAACAAAATACACACCATCTCCGATTGACATCGCAGATCCAATTCCATTTGATCCAAAGGCTATTGTATTTGCAAATGGTTCATTTGCAGCAATGACACTCGCACCATAAACTATGTCTTTACTTGCAGATAAACTTTCTCCATCAAGAAATTTTTCAGTTGTAAAATCATTACCAGATTGTTGATATTTAACATAAAGAGTTAGATTCCCTCTAATGGAGAGATTTTTTGGCAATACCGTTTTAACACTAGCAGTTACACCTGATCTTGCACCTGTAATTTTTAAACCAATTAACTGACTTGTATATAACTCTACTGGAATACCTAAAAATGTATCCTCAATCTGAATACATGTAAAATTATTATCATAACTTAAGTTGCCAGGAATTACCTTTGAACCCTCTTTGAAAAAGTGAGTACCAAATTGTTCAATTTGATTTTGTAAAATTGATTGTAAGGTGCTCAGCTCTCTCGCCTGAACTGGAGTTCCAGGCTTAAAAAGAACTTTATAAAAATTTTTATTTTTATCAAAATCGTCAAAGTAAGGGCTGACGTTTAGATTGGTTTCCTGTGGCATGATTCTTTAAAATTCCAGTACGATCTTGATGTCTTCTTTCTGTTGAGAACTACGAGTTACTGCAGCTCTATTATCAACGTATATAATGTCACCACTATATTTTTCAACTTCGGGGTTTGCAACACCTTTTACAAAACTCATTCCTAAATTAAATGTCCTACTATTTATTGAGGTAGAGAGACCAGGCGCTAAAGAAGTTCCGAAATTAGTATCTATATTTAGATTGCTTGTTCCACCAAATATGGTTGTCCCTGCTCCAGTTGCAGGATCAGCACTAAATCTAAACAATTCAAATCCATATGTGGGTGCAGTTCCATCAGTTGATATTGCAAGTCTACGGTCTTGCCAATATTTAAGAACTCCAGTGGTTGCATCATAATTAATGACACGACCAACAGCAGTTGATCCAATACCAACTTCTTGAGTTACCTCAGAGTCAGCAGTAAATGTTGTAGTTGTTGATCCAGCACCAGTGAGTTTCAATGCATAAACAGCACTCGCTTTCTGCAGTGTTAACTTATTTTCTGATCCAAAAGCAAGAGGATCACGACAAAGACCAACACGAGAGAATTGATTTCCCGTAATAAAGTCTGGATTAGAAGTGTCGTTTTCTAAACGAGAATAAATTAGAACACGATTTGCACCAAGTTCTCGATACACATCAGCACCATGACCATCTTGAGGAGGAACAATTACGTTAAATCCAGCATCTGTTGAACCTGATGGATTTGTTAATCCAACATCACTCAAACCAACTGAACCAAAAGTATAATTAGAACCACCATTAGTAACTTCAACTGAATCAATTTTACCAGCAGCGTTTACAACAACAGAACATTTACCACCACTTCCATCACCTTTAATGGGGACGTTGTTATAAGTCGCAGCAGTGCCGTAACCAACTCCACGATTTGTAATCGTTACGATCTTTAACTGACCACTAGTTGCTGCGTTATTTCTTACAGCAGCAACATCATTGTTAGTTGACCAATCTTGAGGTAAAGGTATAAAACTTGTAGAATCAAACTTGATAATGCTATTTGGATCAATCGTAAAAAGATATTTCCAAATATATCCATCTCCAGAAGCACCAGCAGATCTTGGTTCTAGATCTGTGAATAGTGGTTCATCAAGAGATGGTCTTCCAGATGTGTTTTCTGGATTAGTTCCATTTTGTAGGCAAATATAAACACGGAAATTTGAATTCATTACATAATAATTTGCGTCATACAAATTAGTTGAACTAGTTTGTGGTGACAAATTAGATCGTGAATAATCATCCCGATACATCTCATATGTCGTTCCTGACGACCAAGTTATCTTTCTAACAACTCTTGAAATATCATCTGAATTTAACTTCTTCAGAGCGATCATCGTATCCCAATAATCATTCTCTTCACTAAAGGAATCTTTTGGAGCTGGTGGATTTTCACTCCAATCAGACTGAAAATCCTCTGGGTTGGGGAGACCAATCCACGCATAATAACTGTTCGTAGTTGATGCTATACCCGCTACAAAATTTTCCGAGTTTAATATACGCAGTTGATCAGTTATAATAGCTGACATTTTATCAAATACTTTTTGTTTTTATTTATGTTAGTTATAGGATTCTTTTAAATCCCTAGTTCTGATGATCACAGGCCCTGTGATAATACCTGTAACACCGTCATCATTTATTGCAGTGAACGAACTAGTTCCGTCCTTAACAAAGTCGTGTAAACGACCCCAAGAGAATTTACCAAAGAATCCACTTCCAATACCAATACCTTCAGTCGAACTTACACTTACAGTCACTCTTCTTAAAGCGGTTGCACCAATTCCAAGAGCAGGCCCTTGTATAGTTTTAGCGCTATGCACTTTGTATATATTATCTAGGAAGGAAGTTCCGATTCCAGATGGAGAAGTTCCGATTGCATTTTCGTATGCAGTTATGCCATTACCTACATTTGTTTCAAATGCAGTAAAGTAATATCCAGATGCAATACCACTCACCGTGGTTGCAGCTGCGACCACTGATGTATCACGAAGAACTGAATCTTTTGGTATGAATAAATCAAACTGCATTGCAGTTCCTATTCCAGCAACAGTTGATGTTCCAATTCCTACAATAGATCCAAAATCACCATCATATTTGACACTTGAAAGTTTGTCCTGAGTGACAGACTCCGCTTCAACTAACACTAAAGGTGGATTTGTATTTGTGTATCCAGCACCAGCGTTAATAATTGTAATTGCAGATATTGTTCCAACACCAGATACAGTCGCAACAGCTGTTGCATTTGTTGTGGTGGTTCCGATTCCAGCATGAATAGTTCCGATTCCAGCTGTAATTCCAATTGAAACATGTGGTGCAACAGTGTATCCAGATCCACCATTTGAGATGGAAACTGTGGATATTCCACCAGTTGCAGAGACTATTGCAGTTGCTGCAACCCCTGTCTTAGTTGTTCTATCAAGAATCAATACACTTTGTCTAACTTCTACAATATCATCAGTTTCATCAAATAGAGGGCCAGCAGTGTCTGTAAATATTTCAGATGATCCAGCAGACACGTTATTGATTATGTAAGCAGTTGGACGGATACCAGCTTCTAACTCAGATCTATCTTTACCAATTCCAATGTTATTTACAATAACATCTGATATTTGTTTTTTCCAAGTCACTGGTCTTTGAACAGTTCTATCTGTTGTAATACCAGCATCAATGTAGGTGTTTGTGGTTACAGTATCTGATGTAGTAATACCTGTAACTGTTCTTGGTTCTTGTTGGAAAACATCATCCAAACCAATATCAGGATATTTGTTAATTGTAAGATCATCACCAATTTTAACTGTTTCTAAAATATCCACATCAATTACATCATTATCAGATCCACGATAGTAGTAAATTCTTAATTTATCATCTGCTTTTGGTGGTTCAGAGAATGTAATTTGAGATCCACCATTAAAGACATAACTTTCTCTAGGAACTTGAAGAATATCATTTAGGAATACTAATGTATTATCTTCAACTTTAATTGGAGATCCTTTCGCAGCTCTTAAAGTAATTGGAGTTTCAACTGCGCCAATTGTTTTTGTTATTGGGAAATTCTTTCTATTTCCATCAAATAGATCTTCAAATGTGTTTAATTTTTCTAATTCACCAAATGTGAATCCAGAGAAACTATCATTGAATGTATCAAGAACAGTTAGGTTAAATAATTTGAATGATGATCCAGCAGATGCATCTGTAGGAATACCAGCTTGACCACCTCTTTCAACAGTTAAAACATCACCAATTTTGTAGTTATATCCAAAGTTTGTAATATTAAAACTAATCATGCTTGTTGCAGCACCAACACGAACAGATACTGAAGCACCTATGCCTGTAGTACTACCAATCAATCTTATATTTTCATAGTTGAGTGGTTTTTCAAATTCAAGAGTTGGTGGAGTTGCAGAACTAAATCCTGATCCACCACTAGTAATAGTAACAGATGTAACTAAACCAGCACTTACATTTGCTTTACCGATTGTGACAATACCAGAACTTCCAACCGCTCTGACAAGAATATTAGTTTGTAATCCAACACGATATCCAGATCCACTATTACCAATAGACACGGATTCAATTGTTCCAGCAGCAGATACAATTGCAGTTCCTCCAGCTGCAACTAATGGTTGATATCCGAAGGATGCACTCTCACCAACTGATACAATAACACCACCTCTAGGAACTGATGATACGTTTACATCATAATTATTTGTAACTCCAACACCTGTGAAACTTACAGATGTAATACCAGCAGTTTCAACAATATTATAATCATCGTTTGGATTTTGGAAAATTTCATTTAGAAGTAAAACGCCTGTATTCGTTGCAAATCCAGTGACGTTTTGACCACTTGATTTGAGAATAAAGTTGGTTGCAATTCCCGTGAATTGATTCTCAAAAGTATCAAACACAAAATTGTTTGAGTAAGTTTCTTGAGTTCCATCAGGAGTGCCAGTGTGAGTAAATACTCTACCCACAAATGTTGATGTGGTTGTTAACCCTGATGGGCCTTTTTCACCTTTAGGTGCATCTGTAAAGTTAATCGTATCTCTAACAATCTGATAGTTACCTAAGAACTTAGTAACTGTGTCACCAGCATCATGATCTGCAAGTGCAGAATTCAACTGACCTCTCTTCACAAGAAGTCGATTTGTGGATCCGATGCCCACCGTATCAATCTTCATGAACTCATCATTTACCTTAATAACATCACCAGAGAAGAATGAAGTAATACCAGTTAACGTTATAAAGTCAGTTGTTGTTAAAGCATCAAACGATAGTTTTGTGTTAATTGGTGATTGTATAACTGGACTTTGAATGTTGTTATCAAGAGTAACCAACGCCTTCGAGTTAAGATTTTTTGCGGTAAGTGAATGTGTAGTTCCAACACCAACAGCTGTGATATCTAAAACTTTAGGGACATTTTGAAGTGCCTCAGCTGCAGTTCTAGCAAGTTTTAATTTATTTTCTGCAATCTTAACTGCAAAGACTGAAGATGGTAATTTAGTGGTAACGCCGATTCCACTGATTGAAGTTGCTGCAATTCCAACACTCATTGTTGTTCCAGCACCAGTTGGTGTGTATGTCAACTCTTCACCAGTTTGGAAGAAATGATTATTGATAACCAATGTATTATTTGTTACATCAACCACCGCAGCATCAGATGAATCAAATGTCTTATGGAATAATGAATCACCAGCATGTTTAATATTAAAGGAGAATTTAACATCATTCTCAGTTCCAGTGTATGACCCTTCGGCAGATTTTAATCTAGAATCTGTAAATGTAACAAGACCAACACCACCAGTTCCAGTTTCATTAAAGTTATACTGGAACACTTTAGTTGTGATTGCCTTGTTTGCTGGAGGAGTTAAACGAAGTTCAAGATCGCCACCAGTTGCAGATGAATATCCAACACCAACAGTTCCAATACCAGTTCCGTTGAAGTTATCCATATAACCAAATTCTACAAACTGTGGAGTTATGGTGTCATGAATTGCGGTTACTTGAGTGACTGCATATTGATCATCAGTTGTATTATGAATTTCAATTAAAGCATCAAATGCAGTATATGTACCAGAATTAATTCCACTAATACGAGTTGGTTGTGGAGTTCCTGTTGCTGCAATATTTGTTGTTGTGGTTAGTATCTCAGTGAGAGATATTGTTGTGCTTCCGATTCCAGTTGCAGTTCCTCCGATAGCAACTTGATGCACTCTCATGGTGACACCGATACCAGTCTCAGGTGTAAAGTAAACACTGGTAATGCCTGATCTTACATCTGCACCAAATGTTCCAAGACCTACACTTGGCGAATTGGTTGGAGATATATTCTCATTAATCATTTGAGCATAATCTAAAAGATACACCTCTTCACTATCATTTAATACAACTAATTCATTTAACTGAGTTCTTTGATCACCACCCAACTCTTGTGTTTGTATGAATAATTTACTGGTTGTAATCGCAGTGGTTCCAAAACCAACGACCTGAACAGGTGATGGATCTGTGGATCCTATACCAGAGGATGTAGATATGATGTCATATCCAGTTCCAAGAGATAATGTGCTGATACCACTCTGCGTATCTTTGAATGTTTCTACTGCAAATAATCTTAGTGCATAGTTATTATTCTTAGATTTAGCTGGAACAAATCTTAAATTTCCTGTGGTTCCTGAAATATTAAAGTCAAATTCACCAAGATCAATTGCTGTTTCAACACGACCAAATTGCATCATGTATCCAAGAGATCCATCATGAAGTAAGTTAACTTGAATTATCTCCTTTTCCCCAGAAAATCTTGTGTCAAATACCATGACATAAAACTTAACTCCATCAACTTCATTGATATCAAAATCAAATACATCAGAGAACGCAGTTGCACGAGGTAAGTCATTAAACTGAGAACTTACACTATCAATCGTAATTGCTCTGTTTGTTCTTGATTCAATGTAATCAGTTAAGATTCGATTGTTAAAATTAATCTCATCAGATGCAAATAAACCAGATATATTTTTAGAATTTTCACTAACAAGATCAAAATCATAATGCATATGCATTGACTCATTTTCACTTATCAAATCAGCAACAACTACAACAGGAGAAGATGATACTCCAACAGATGCATTACTTCGATTCTTGTCATCAGTTGATGCTGTCGATACGATACTTACATCTGCAAAATTTCTAAATCCAACAACATGTCCGAGACTATTAACTGGATCTTTCCACGTATCATATGAAATTGGACTCTCTAATGAATAAGAGAATGTCTGATAATAATCATTATCAGCTAATTTTTGTAATTCTGTGTTTAATTTACCAGTTTCTTTTCTAAATCCACTTCTAAACTCTGAATCAGAATCTATATTAAATACAGAATTAAATTTTGTAGTTTGTTCAATTATTGCAATTGATTTAGAAGATGCTCCATTAATTTCGTCACCAGAGTTAAATGTGTCATTAGATAACACTTTTAAGTATTTGTTGTTTTCATTCCATGCAACAACAGTTCCAACTTTATCACCTGTGCTTACTGTTTCTCCTATACTAAATTGATTTGTTTCAACATCAATATCAAATTGAGCTATATTTTCAAATGGTATCGCTTGTCCAGATGACGAAGGGCCACTAAAGATGCCTGGGCTTGTGACAGATCGATCTAGATTATATGATACGGTTGCATTCCCTCCGCCTGGATTTGTATTTACACCAGTAATTACGAATGATTCATAATCATAATCAGATGAATTATAACCACTACCTGTTGATCCAATACCTATGTTTTCAACAAAAATCTTTTTACCCAACTCAAATGGATATGTTGTAGAATCGTAAGATCCTTCAAGAGTAAGAGTTACAAGATTAGTTCCACTTGTATATGATAGATTTTTAACCTTAATTCCATTATTATTATTTGTAGCAATGATTCTTGGATTTGTGCCATATAAAGAGTTTGTGTTTGTTAAAATTCTAACCTCAGATACGGATGTTCCCTTTATATCAACATCTGTTACAACTTCATTTTTAATTGAACCAGTAACGCGATCAATAATAACAATATTTGGTGGTTGAATATAATTCTTACCACCAGAACTAATTCCAATATTTGATATTTTAGATAGACGATCTAATCTTAAAATTTGTGGTAATTGAACAGATGGTTGAATTGTTCTATCAGCTGAATAATCAAATCCAATATTTTTGATTTGATATCTTCTTAATCTACCCGTAACACTACTATTTAATCTAACTACACCACCAACTCCAAGTGTTGATCCAATCGAAGTAACAACAGGAATGTTTAAATAATTTTTTCCTAATGAAGTAATATTAATATTATCAATTGCACCAACAGCAGTTAATGAAGATGTCGAATATGATAATGTTGTAGCTTCATCTTTAGTATATCCATCTTTTTCTGGTTGAGATAACAATATAACTTTAAAAGTAGTGCTTCCAATTCCAGTAACTGCATAATTTCCATTATATCCACTATCTGATATTTTTAAACTTGAATAGTTAATAACATCTGTATCTACAATAGGATTTCTCTTAAATGGAGCATCGATGTCTAAATTTACAGGTGTTAACTTATAGAATAGATCATCTGGAGTATTTTCTGTCAAAGATAAATCCACTCTTGCTGTTGTAGTAACTCCAACTGTTCCGACACCTATAACTTGGAAACCACCATCTTCTTCATTATTAAAATATGGGTTTGTAAAGTTAATGTCTCTGAATAAATCAAAATCAAATATTTTTGTTTTCTTTCCTGATACAACTTGTGTAAGAGAAGTGTCAGATACAGCAAAACCAACCTTATATCCACGAGTTAAGAATAAAGGTGGGTTGATAAGAGCAATGGTATGACCAGATCCAGTTGATGTGAGTGAAATACAGTTTGGTACTAATTTTTTAGATTTAAATACAGTTTCGGATAATTTAATTGTATTTTTATCAATTCTAACTATAAAATATGT